GAGCGTGACCGCAGGGTTTGAGTTCGACGTGCCAGTCCGCTTCGACACCGACAAACTCGACGTCAATATCAGCGGGTTTCAGCACGGCGCGATCCCGAACATTCCAGTCATCGAGGTGCGGCTATGAAACTTCTCCCCGCCGGTCTGGATGCACATCTGGCGACGCGCGCGACGACGCTCTGCTGGTGCTGGCGTTTGACGCGCAACGACGGCGGCCGATTTGGCTTTACTGATCACGACAAGGCACTGACGTTCGACGGCACAACCTTTGAAGCGTCAGCAGGCTTCACAGCGAGCGACATCAAGGACGGCATCGGTCTTTCGGTGGACAATCTCGACGTATCTGGCGCACTGACGTCGGCCGCCCTGACCGACGATGATCTGTCGAGCGGACGCTATGATGATGCGCGCGTCGAGATCTATCGGGTGAATTGGCAGAACGTCAGCCAGCGCGTGCTGATGCGCTCCGGCAGCCTCGGCGAAGTGCGGCGCGCGGGCAGCGCGTTTTCAGCCGAGGTGCGCGGACTTCAGCACTATCTGCAACAGCCAAAAGGCCGCTTGTATCAATACGCCTGCGACGCAGATCTCGGCGACGCGCGCTGCGGTGTCAATCTCGCATCCAGCACGTATCGCGGCACAGCGACAATTACGACTGTCTTCAGCCCACGCCGTTTTCAGGTTTCAGGACTGAACAGCTACGCCCATGATTTCTTTTCGCGCGGCCTGGCGTCGTTCGCATCCGGCCCGGCACTCGGCACGGCGATCGAAATCAAATCGCACAGCAAGAAGGCCAGCCTCACGACCATCGAGCTTTGGGTGGAAGCCGAAGGTCCGCCGGTCGTTGGCAATACATTGGTTGTGACCGCAGGCTGCGACAAGCGCATCGAGACGTGCCGCGCGCGGTTCGCGAACGCCGTCAACTTCCGCGGCTTTCCGTCGATGCCCGGCAATGAGTACCTGACCAAGATCGCGCGGAAATCCTGATATGGAAACGACAGATGAAGGCGCGCGCGTTATCGCGGTCGCGCGATCATGGATCGGCACGCCGTATCATCACCAGGCGAGCGTAAAGGGCATCGGCGCCGACTGTCTCGGCCTGATACGCGGCATCTGGCGCGAATGTTTCAAGGGCGATGTCGAGGCGCCGGCCAATTACACGCGCGACTGGGCTGAGGCAAACGGCATCGAGGCGATGCTCGTTGGAGCACGCAAGATCCTTGTCGAAATTGCTGCCGATAGCATCGCGCCGGGCGACGTTATTGTCTTTCGCCTGCGGCCCAGAGTTGTTGCCAAGCACGCAGCCCTGGTCGCAACACCCGACACCATGATCCACGCCATGGAAGGATGCGCGGTATCGGAAGTCGGCCTGTCGCCGTGGTGGCGGCGGCACATCGCGGGCGCGTTCCGCTTTCCCGAACTTTTCAACGGAGCTTAAGCCATGGCGACGCTTGCCCTCGCAGCCGTCGGCGCATCCGTCGGCGGCGCGCTGCTGCCGGCAGGCGTCAGCTTCCTCGGCGCGACGCTGACCGGGGCTGCTATCGGATCGCAGATCGGATCGCTCGCGGGTTCCTATGTCGATAACGCGCTGTTCGGTGCGTCAGGGCAGAGCCGCGCGGTAGAAGGTCCGCGCTTGTCCAATTTGCACGTCACCGCATCGACGGAAGGCGCGCCTATCCCCCGGCTCTATGGCCGCGCGCGCTTGGGCGGGCAAGTGATTTGGGCAACGGATTTCGAAGAAGAGGTGATCACGACCTCGCAATCGAGCGGCTCGGGCAAAGGCGGAAGTTTCGGCGCGAGCCCCGAGACGACCAGCACGGAATATCGCTATTTTGCCAATCTAGCGGTCGCTTTGTGTGAGGGCCCCATTTCGCGCATCGGCCGCGTTTGGGTCGACGGACGGGAACTGGATCTCACCAACATCACCTGGCGGTTGCACAGAGGTGAAGATGATAGCGGTGTTGATAGCTTGATCGAAGCGCGCGAAGGGGCAGGCAAAGCGCCAGCCTATCGCGGCGTCGCGTACATCGTGTTTGAACGCATGGCACTCGCGGAGTTCGGCAACCGCGTGCCGCAGTTCTCATTCGAGGTATTCCGCACGACCGACGATACCGACGCCAATATCAAAGGTGTCGTTCTGATCCCAGGATCAGGCGAATTCGTGTACGCAACCGAGCCCGTCCGCCAACAGTTCGAAGCAGGCGCCGCAACGGCACTGAACGTCCATACCCTGCAGGGACCGACCGATTGGGATGTGGCGATCGACCAAATGCAGGCGGCCTTGCCGAACGCCAAACGCGTATCACTGGTTGTCAGCTGGTTCGGCAACGATCTGCGCGCAGGGTCGTGCCAGATGAAACCCGGTGTCGATAGCGTCACGAAAGTGACCGCACCTCTCACGTGGAGCGTTGCAGGGCTGTCGCGCGGCGCGGCCCATCAGATCAGTCTGATTGAGGGTCGTGCGGCCTATGGCGGCACGCCGTCCGATCAGACCGTAATCGCCGCAATCCGCGATCTCAACGCGCGCGGCATCGCTGTCACTTTGAATCCATTTATTCTGATGGATGTCGCGGCCGGCAACGCGCTCGCCAACCCCTATGGCGGCGCAAGTCAGCCGACATATCCTTGGCGCGGGCGTATCACCTGTCATCCAGCCGCCGGCCAACCGGGGACCGTCGATAAGACCGCCACCGCCGCCGCGCAGCTTTCAGCGTTCGTTGGCACAGCGACGCCCGCCCATTTCGCGCTTGCCGGTGATACCGTCGTCTACTCCGGTCCGGCCGAATGGACGTACCGGCGTATGGTCTTGCACCAAGCCTATCTCGCGAAGGCAGCCGGCGGCGTCAAAGCGTTTCTGATTGGATCGGAAATGCGTGGGCTAACCGGCGTGCGATCAAATGCGAGCACGTTCCCGTTCGTCACGGCGCTGATCGCGCTTGCCGTTGACGTCAAAAGCATACTCGGCCCAATGGTCAAGGTTCTGTACGCGGCCGATTGGTCGGAATACTTCGGCTACCAACCGCCGGATGGTTCAAGTGACGTCTATTTCCACCTCGACCCGCTGTGGGCATCATCATCGATCGATGCAATTGGTATCGACGTCTACTGGCCGCTTGCCGATTGGCGAGAAGGGCGCGCGCATCTCGACTATCAGGCCGGTCATCGATCGATCCACGATCTGAACTATTTGAAATCGAATGTTCAAGGCGGCGAGGGCTTCGATTGGTATTACGCATCCGACGCCAACCGCGATGCGCAGGTTCGCACGCCGATTACCGACGGCTACGGAAAGCCGTGGGTGTATCGCTACAAGGACGTGAAGTCGTGGTGGCTGAACCAGCACTATAACCGGCCTGGCGGTGTGCAAAGCGGAACGCCGACAGCTTGGGTTCCGCAATCGAAGCCGTTTTGGCTGATGGAGATCGGTTGCCCGGCTGTCGATAAGGGCGCCAATCAGCCAAACGTTTTCGTCGATCCCAAAAGCATCGAAAACGCTCTTCCGCATTATTCGCGCGGCGTCCGCGATGACCTGATGCAACGTCGCTTTCTGCAGGCTTTCATTGAAGCGTTCGATTGGACAGCGGACGGCTACGTTGCTGGATTAAATCCGGTGTCCGCGGTCTACGGCCAACGCATGGTCAGCCTTGATCATATCCATGTTTATTGCTGGGACGCGCGACCCTATCCAGCGTTTCCCTACCAGTTGGAGGTTTGGGGTGACGGCGAGAATTGGCCGCTCGGTCATTGGTTGAACGGCCGCTTGTCCAACGGATCGCTCGATCAGGTTGTGGCGTCCATTCTCGATGATTACGGTTTTGCCGACTACATCACGTCTGGATTGGCCGGCACCGTGCCGGGCTATGTCATCGATCGCGTGATGCCGGCGCGAGATGCGATCCAACCGCTCGAACTCGCCTATTTCTTCGACAGCGTCGAGAGCGGCGGCAAGATACGTTTCGCTCATCGTGGCATGGCAGGGGCCGTTGCGAACTATGCGAGCGGCGATCTCGTCGAGGCGCGCCCTGGCGATGCGCTGATCACCATGACACGCGCGCAGGAGACCGAGCTGCCAGCGTCAGCGAAGATACGGTTTCTGTCAGCGGAAGACGATTATCAGCAGGCTGTCGCGGAAGCGCGGCGCTTGACAGGTGCGAGCGGGCGTGTGGCCCAGGCCGATCTACCGATCGTACTCGATGATACGCTTGCAGGGCCGATCGCCGAGACATGGCTGTTCGAGGCCTGGTCGGCGCGCGAGCGCGCGTCGTTCGCCGTGCCACCGTCGCAGCTCGCGATCGAGCCCGGCGACGTCGTGACGGTCACGTCAGGCGATCGCACACGCGCGCTCAGGATCACTGACGTCGCAGATCACGGCGCGCGCGACCTTGAAGCGCGCAGCGTTGACGCCGACATCTATGATCGCGTGGCGGTGCCAGGCCGCACGCCGCCGCCGACCGGGCCGGTGCAGATCGGATCACCCGCCATCGCCTTTCTTGATCTGCCGCTGCTTGCTGCGACGGCATCCCCCGAAGCGGGCTACGTCGCGGCAACGCAAGTGCCGTGGCCGGGAAGTGTCGCGGTCTATGCGTCCGCACAGACAAGCGGCTTTCAATTGAAAGCCATCGTGTCGGCCGCCGCAACGCTCGGGGCAACATTGAACGGCCTGCCGCCCGGGCCGGAAGGCCGCATCGATTGGCAACCGAAACTGATCGTGAAACTGACCCACGGGGCGCTCGCATCAACCGATATCGTAACGCTGCTCGGCGGCGCCAATACAGCGGCAATCCGCAATCCGGGTGGTGCATGGCAAGTCATTCAGTTCCTCAATGCGGTTCTGATCGATGCCCGCACCTATGAGTTGAGCGGCCTGTTGCGCGGCCAAGGCGGCACCGATCCTGCAATGCAGGCGCTCGTTGCGGCGGGCGCTCCATTCGTGCTGATCGATAATGCAGTCGCCCGCATACCGCTCGGATTCGGTGATCTGAATTTGCCCTTGAACTGGCGCTATGGACCGGGCAACCGCGGCATCGGCGATGCATCGTATGATACCGTTGCACACACATACAAGGGGCTTGGTCTGCGGCCGCTATCACCCACGCGTGTGACGGGATCGCGCGCGAGCGGTGATCTGACCCTCCGTTGGTTGCGACGTACCCGCATCGGCGGCGACAATTGGGAAGCACCCGACGTGCCCCTTGGCGAAGACAGCGAGCGCTACGAGGTCGATATCTTGGACGGCGCGCTCGTCAAGCGCACGATCGCCAGCTCTG